CACTTCGCCAATATGCAAGTTGTGTTCTTGTTGATGTTGATGACACCCTTGACAGTATCTTCAGCTCTGATATGGCAATTGGTCGCTATGTTGCTCAAAGAGCAGGAATTGGTATCAACGCAGGTCGAATCAGGGGTATCAACTCTAAAATCAGAGGTGGAGAAGTTCAGCATACAGGCGTTGTCCCTTTCCTCAAAAAGTTTGAAGCAACTGTCCGATGCTGTACTCAAAATGGCATCAGAGGTGGATCAGCAACTGTCCACTTTCCAATCTGGCACCAAGAAATAGAAGATATCCTAGTATTAAAAAATAACAAAGGAACCGAAGATAATCGCGTTCGTAAGTTAGACTATTCTATCCAAATCTCCAAACTCTTCTATGAACGCTTCATCCGCAACGAAGAAATCTCTCTCTTCTCTCCCCACTCTGTTCCTGGTCTGTATGATGCTTTTGGTACTGATGGATTTGACGAGTTGTATGTTCGTTATGAACGAGATGAGTCTATTCCAAGAAAAACTATCGGCGCTCAAGAACTCTTTTTGGACCTCCTGAAAGAACGTGCTGAAACTGGTCGTGTTTATATTATGAACATTGACCATTGCAACTCCCATTCTTCCTTTATGGATAAGGTTGAAATGAGCAATCTATGTCAGGAGATCACTCTGCCTACTAAACCAATTCAACATATTGACGATCCAAATGGTGAGATTGCTCTATGCATACTTTCTGCTATTAATGTTGGAAAGATTCGGGATAATGAAGACCTTGAGGTTCTTTGTGATCTGTCTGTTAGGTCTCTTGATGAACTTATTGATTTTCAGGGATACCCCGTTAAGGCAGCAGAAATCGCCACCAGAGCACGTCGTTCACTTGGGGTAGGTTTTATTGGTCTTGCCCATTATCTCGCTAAGCACGGCGAGCATTATGACGATCCTGGTGCTTGGAAACTGGTTCACGATCTGACTGAGGCATTCCAGTATTACTTGATTCAAGCAACTGTTAATCTTGCTAAAGAAAAAGGTGCTTGTGAATATTCGCAACGAACTAAGTACGGGCAAGGTATTCTTCCTATAGATACTTACAAGAAAGATGTAGATGAAATTGTACCTAATGAATTGAAGTATGATTGGGAGAGTCTTAGAAAGCAGGTACTCCAGTATGGTGTACGGAACTCAACACTGTCCGCACAGATGCCATCGGAGAGCAGTTCCGTTGTGTCAAATGCAACAAACGGAATCGAACCACCTCGCGGATACTTGTCCATTAAAAAGTCGAAGAAGGGTCCACTCAAGCAGATTGTTCCCCAATATCAAAGTCTTAAGAACAACTATACGTTGCTCTGGGATATGCCTAGCAATCGCGGTTATATTCATATTGTTGCTGTTATGCAAAAATTCTTCGATCAGGCGATTTCTGGAAACTGGTCCTATAATCCAGAAAATTACCCAGATAATGAAGTTCCTACTTCAGTAATGGCACAAGACCTTTTAACTACATATAAGTACGGTTGGAAAACCAGTTACTATCAAAATACTTATGACCATAAGACTGATGAGGTTGAAGAAACCAAGCAGTCTCTTGAAGATTTAATTTCTCAACTAGAGCAAGCAGAGGAGGAAGATTGTGAGTCTTGTAAGATTTAAAACAGGTTTGGAGGAAAAACCAATGGTCGAATCAATGACCGTTTTTAATCCTCAAGAAGTGGACACTAAAAAACAACCAATGTTTTTTGGACAACCACTAGGAATTCAAAGATATGATTCTTACAAGTATCCAATTTTTGATAAACTAACAACACAGCAATTGGGTTATTTCTGGAGACCCGAAGAGGTTTCTCTTCAAAAAGATCGTAGCGACTATCATATGCTACGCCCAGAGCAAAAGCACATCTTTACTAGCAACCTGAAGTATCAGGTAATGCTGGATTCCGTTCAGGGTCGTGGACCTGGTATGGCATTTGCCCCATACTGTTCCCTTCCTGAACTAGAAGCGTGTATGAAGGTTTGGGAGTTTATGGAGATGATCCACTCCCGTTCATACACTTATATCATCAAGAATGTTTATTCAGACCCATCTGAAGTCTTTGATACGATTCTGAAAGAGGATCGTATTATGGAACGTGCCGTGAGTGTTACTCAGGCATACAACGATTTCATCAATAGTGCTCAGCATTATGGTTCAACTAATGAATGGCTTCATGCATTAGAACAAGTACCATACGCACAAGAGGCAAGGTATGAACTCAAGAGAAAACTATTCAGAGCAGTTGCAAACGTTAATATTCTTGAAGGTATTCGCTTTTACGTCAGCTTCGCTTGTAGTTTTGCGTTTGGCGAACTCAAGCTTATGGAAGGAAGTGCAAAAATCATCTCACTGATTGCTCGTGATGAGAACCAGCATTTGGTCATTACTCAGAACATCCTGAATAAGTGGAAAGAGGGTGATGATCCCGATATGGCACGTATCTCCAAAGAAGAAGAGCAATGGTTCTACAAGACCTTTGAGAACGCTGTCAATCAGGAAAAACTCTGGGCAGAGTATCTGTTCAAGGATGGTTCTATGATCGGTCTGAATGACAAACTGTTACAACAGTATGTTGAATGGATTGCGAACCGTAGAATGAAGGCAATTGGACTCAAACCACTTTATGATATTTCTGCAAAGAATAATCCACTTCCTTGGACTGAGCATTGGATTAGTTCCAAGGGTCTTCAAGTTGCCCCACAAGAAACCGAAGTTGAATCATACATTGTTGGAGGAATCAAGCAGGATGTTACCAAAGATACTTTCTCAGGATTCCAACTATGATGAATGGTGCGAACAGGAGATCCTGAACGCATATCAAGAAGCTGCAGAGTGTGATGAGTTTCTTTTTGGAGATTATAACTATTCTGAAGAATGGTTAGGTAAGTGTAGTGATGATGTGAAATGAGGGTCTTTGGACCCTCTTTTTTTATAAATATCTAAAAAGTGTCTGAAAATAATGAAGTCGTTTCAAAACTTTACAAATACTATTGTAGAGGCGGAAAAAGTATCAATAAAAAGTAATATTAATCCACAGATTCTTCCTACTCCATCTTCAACAGAAAGTCCTAGTAAACCTACCAGAACTAAAAAACCTACAAAAACATCTAAAAGTGGTTATCAGTATGGTAAAGAAGGTAGAGTAACTCAAAAGGATATTGATGTTTTCCAAACTCGTCAAAGAACCGGTGGATATGGTGAGCAAGGTGCAACACGAGGTGGGCAACCTGGCGTTGGTCAGACTAAAACTGTTGCTACGGTAACACAAGGACCATATGCAGGTGCTACTCCAATTACAAGGACTTCTAGAGATATTCTTAGAACATATGCTAAAAATCCAGGAGTTGGACAAAATCCTCTCCGTTCGGAACCAGGATCAGAGTTAACAAGTGGTCAGCAAAGAATTAAAAAGAAACTATCTAAAAAAATAGCACAAAAATATGATATTGGTACTGAACCAAAAGATTCAAAGGTTGGAAATGTTGTAGAACCATCACCAAGAACTCCTGCTGCAAAAGATGCCTTTGCAGATATGAAAGCAGAAACTGAAAGGCAGACTAAAAAAGCAGCAAAAAGAGCAAAAAGTAATAAAATAAATTACAAATCTTTATTTAAAGCAATTAAAGATTTGCCAGATGAACCAAAAGTTTCAACTAAATTAAATAAATCAACTAATCCTAAGGTTGTAAGCACAACTTATAAATCTGGAACTGCTAATCTATCAAATTTAAAATCAGTTCCAGCAAAAGCAACAAAATCTGCAGCATCAGTATCACGTACCCAATCAATTGCAAGTACATTAAAAGACGTACTAAAAACACAAAGAGATGCAAAGGCAGCACAAAGAGCAGCTTTTGCTACTGGAGCTAAAAAAACTTTAGGAAACATTGGAAAGGTTGCGGGTCTTGTTGGTGCTGGTTTAGAAGCAAAGTCTGGATACGATACAGCAAGAGCACAAGGAGCAAGTAAAAAAACTGCTGCAGCTACTGGTGGTTTAAAGGCTGCTGGAGCACTTGCTGGAGGTGCTATAGGGGGCGCTTTAGGTGGGGTTCTTGGTGTACCTGGGGCAATTGGTGGTAGTGTTGCTGGATATACATTAGGAACAAAAGCAGGTGAAGCAGCAGCAAAAGCACTTAGAGGTGATTATGCTAAGAAGTTCACGACAAAAGATTTGCAAACAAATGTTAGAAAAGCAGTTCCTTATTCTGTAAGATCTCAGATTCCTGGGCAAGTAAGAAAGGGATTTAGTGACTTTGTAACTCAGGCTGGTAAAACTTATGGTAATTGGGCAAAATCACAACAGAAACAAAATAATAAGTAAGAATCATTTTATAAATAAATTTATAGGAAAAAAGTAATTAAAATGTTAGAAAAAGATTATAAAGGTTTGATAGAGGCGTATGCTTCGATTTATAAACAACCAGAACAAGTAATTGAAGAGCAAGTAGATTTGGAAGTTTATTCCGAAAATATAGAAGTTGACCCTGATTTTCTTGTAGATCTAATTGTAGAGCATTTGATTACTGAGGGATATACCAAAACAGAAAATCAAGCACTTGATATCATTCCACATATTAGTGATACTTGGTTGGATAATATTATCGAATCTATCATCATTGAAGAGCATTTTATTGATTGTGTAAATTCTCTTGTAGAAGAAGGATATGATCTGAGTTCATATACTTGGGACGACTTATATGAAGAGTATACCAATCATTTAACAAACCAGTTGAATGAGGTTGCTGCTCTTGCACCTGCTTTAGGAACTCCCGTTGGTGCTGGTGCTGTTCTTGGTGGACTTGCTCTTGGTGCATTGGGTAAGGTAAAACAAGCTTCTGACTATTTGAGAACAAGTAAGCAATGGGGATACGGAGATCCAGCATCTAAAAGATGGTTAGAAACTGGTTCTTATGCTTCCAAAAAAGAAACACCTAAACAGCAAAGAGATACTGCTCAACAAAGAAGACAGCAGGCAGCAGAAAGGGTGAGACAAAGACAGCAGGCACAACAAACAACGCAAAAACCACCTACACAACCATCAAGTAGTACAACGTCAGGTGGTGCTTCTTCAACTCCACCAAGCGGTCCAACTCCACCAAAAGGACCAAATGCACTTCAGAGACTTGCATCTGATTTTGGAAAAGCATTTAAGCAATCAGCATCTAAACCACCAAGTGGTCCTGGCACTCCCCCAAGTGGTCCTACAAAACCAAATCCATTTATGACAGCAGCAGGAAAGTTAGGTGGAGCTCTTTATCAGGGTGCTAGACCAATATTGAAATCAGCAGCTCGTGGAACAGGAGCACTTGGTGCGATTGGTGCTGTTGCCGGTACTGCCGATGAACTTGCTTTCCGTGGTGCTGGAAGAACCGCTCTCAGGAAAACATTGGAATTTACTAGACAAGCAGGACCTGCAATGAGAGGAGAAAAGCCAGCACCAGCAGCACCACCAAGTTCATCTTCTGCAATTGATAAATTAAGGAAACTATAATGAAAAAAATCAATTTAAACGAAGGTTCTCAACAAGATCTTCCAGTTATAGCACGTAAAAAAGGACAGGCTGGAATTGTTTTTATTAATAAGAACACTGGAAAACCAGATCCAACTTCTTATATGAGTGCGGCAGAAGTTACCAAACTTTCTAAACAAGACCAAGAAAAACTTAAAAAATATATTGATCCAGATAAGTTTGCTGCTATCGAAAAAAGAAATAGAGATAGGCAAGCACAAATAGAGGCAGAAAAACAAAGACTGAAAGGTGTTGGTAATCCACCAACAGCACCTGCACCCCCTTCTGGTGGGTCAGGCACCACTACTACTTCCAAACCACCAGTTTCTTCTCCTCCCATAAGGCGCCCAGCACCTACTCCAGAAACAAAAGCAGTATCAGGTTATATGAGTGCTGCTGCGGCTGCTAGAAAGAGTGGAGATGCTGCTCAGATGGCAAAAGTAAGAGATACTGGATTAGACATATGGCGTAAAAAATACGCTACTACTCTTGCTAAAAATGTAAATCCAGATGGGACTCAGAAAGGAACTGGTCAAAGTGTAATGGCAAAACAAGCCGCTGAACTTCGTAATCTTAGACAACCAACTGCACCAGTACCACAAGTTCAAGCAAAATCAAGTCTTCCTGGTGGTGATTATTCTCCTGCCGCAACTGCACAAATGTCACAGAGAACTAAAAACATTTTAGGTACAAGAAAAGAAGCATATGATATTGTTCTTGAATACCTTCTTTCACAGGGTCACGTAGACACCTTAGAAGAAGCACTTTATGTAATGCTGGAGATGGATTCAAAGTGTATTCAAAGCATTGTTGAAGGTGTAATGCCAGAACCTATTGATCCTACTGCACACAAAGAAGCGCAAAGATTGGCAAGACAGCAGGGTAAAGTTAGAGCATTGGAAGCAGGTGCCACTACACCTGGAGAACAGCAAGCTGCTCAATCCAAACTCAGAGGTCCACAACTTCCTGGGGTTTGATTCAGTTTAACATACTACACAGGGGTTGACAAACCCCTTTTTTTATTGCTAGACTTGCTTTGTCTGGGTTGAAGATAAATAATAGCTCATAAAGATTCTTAGTATGAGTTATGAAAATCCCTGGAGATTCAATGGGGAAATTTTTGAGTCTTCTGATATTCAAGATAATTTTGGTTTTGTATATCATATTCATTGCAATAAAACTGGTCGTAGTTATATTGGTAGAAAGTATTTCTGGTCTTTCCGCA